GAAAAACACTTGAAATTTGTTAATTGCGTCGATATACGTCGTAAAGCGTCGAAACACGCCAAACAAAAACAGCCCCGAGGAACCGTCAGGCTCCCCGGGGCTGCTGCTATACTATGACTTTGTTGGCGTTAACATTTTCGTGATGCCGCGAAAACGTCACATATAGGTCTTCTGGCTGCGCACCTGCGCTTCGATCATCGGCTTCAGGTAGCTGTCGAGGTCGCCAAAGGTCTCCTTGATGAACTTGATGGTCTCCTGCGTCAGGGCTTTCTTTGCTGCGGTCAGTGCGCGGTTGTAGGCAATGCGCTGCGCAGCCTCGTCGAACTTGTCCTGTTCCTTCAGGGCATCAACGTAGGTCTGGTTGACATACTGGACAGCGTTGAACACCGCGTTGGCAGCATTCTGGAGACAGGTCTGCGCAAACTTGTTGTTGATGTAGCCGTTTGCAATGCTGACACCTTTGTTCAGGCCCCAGCCGAAAATGACGGTCATTGCGGGGATGCAGGCAGTGAGTGCGACTTTCAGAAATTCATTCATAAGAGCTTATCCTTTCTGCTCGGTTTCCGAGCGCTGCTTTAAAATGTCCACGGCCTTGGTGATCGCTGCCGGGATGGGCAGTCCCATCAAGCCCGCGTTTTCAATGATGGAAATGGTCTCGTTGCAGATAAAGCCGATCACAACGGCATCCCGCACAAAGGTGGAACCCATCACGGCATCCAGCCTGCAGGCCACCAGCACAATCAGCAGTGTTTCGCCCTTTCGGCACAGGCCCTTCCAGCCTGCGCGGCTTTCCAGCGTGCCGCTTTTGGTCTTGGGACTTGCATGGAACACACCGGCCACGATCAGGCCGGTGATGTAGTCGATGGCCATAAAAATCACCAGCGTTTGCAGGGCGGCATCCCACCCGCCGAACAGGCTGGCAAACGCAGCGCCCAACGCACCCACCGCCATGCAGAAATAATCTTTCAAAACGTCACCCCCTCACAGTGTCCACCGGCTTTTGTTCGGGCGGGTGTCCACGTGCACCCAGCCCTTTGCACGGCCTGCCTTGACCGGGTAGCGGCCCACGCCGCCCCAGCCGGGCATCAGGCTTTCGGCGTAGGCGGCCACAGCCAGCGGGTCGGTATCCTGCACCTGAATGTCCGCGGCGCGGCCCAGCAGGTGCTGGCTGGATTTGGAGCCACCCACCCTCGTGTTGTGGCTGGCGGTGCGGTAGCCGCTGGTGATGGTCACGGGCTTGCCGAAGTGCTCCCGGATGCACTGCAGCAGCACCACAAGGCCTTCGTCAATGAGGATGGTGTCGGTGCCGTCGCGGCAGCGGAACTCCCGCACACGGAACGCGGGAGAGAGCTGCTTTGCACCATCCGTTTTCAGGCTGTACTGTTTGATTGCCATGTGTATCACGTCCTTTCACGGGGTCAGGCGCTGGTCTTTTCGGTCAGCATCTCGGTCAGCTCGGCGTAGTGCTCATCGGTCAGTTTGCCGGCGGCGTAGAAAATATCGATCTTCTCCGCCAGACCATCGGTACTGCCGCGCTCGATCATGCGCTTGCAGGTGCGATACAGAACCATTTCCGTTGCTTTGCTCATTGCCTTTTCCTCCTATCAGGTGTTCTCAGTGTCATCAGTATCGGAGACATTCAACTCCAGAAGGGTCAGGCGATAAGCCTGATCCACGTTCATCTCGTCTGCGTCGGCCAGAGCGGCCTGCAGCGTCGCCACCGTCTCCGGCAGCTTCTCCCGGGCTTCGGCCTTTTTGCGCTCTTTTTCCCGCGCGGCCAATTCTTCTTCCGTATAGCGGATGTATCTCTGCACCGGCACCTGTTCGGTCCATGCGGCCTGCGCAGGCACGCCCGGCACGTCGATGACCTTCCGCACATCCCTGCCGCCGCCGGGATACTCCGTTACGGTCTCGTAGTGGCTCACTTCCTCCACGCCTTCCACGGCGGGGTGCTCCACTGGTTCGGTGCCGCCCACCAGATACCCAAGCGTCAGGTCAGGGGTCTCAATGGCTGCGCCGTTCTCGTCAATGATTTTCATAAGTCAAAGCCTCCTTTCTCAGGCCACGCGCCGCCAGATGTGCACATAGTAGGCGGCGGGCTGCACGGTATCGCTTGAACCGTAAATCGAATTCGAGCGGGAAGCATCAAAAGAAATATCATATACCGACCCTTCATATCCACCAAATCCACAAAAAGGAGAGCTAGCCTCTGTAACTGCCAAAGCACCTATTGACGATATGGCGTTTTTATTACCGCGAAATGGTGATGCTTTACCGTTATTTGAGGTTTCGCTTAAACTACCTGCAATGTTTGGCAGACCGGCTTTTACCGTGGTGCCCGCTGCGTGGCTTCTGCTGGCACCCATCAGCACGCGGTCGGATGCGATCTCTTCCCATGTGCCGCCAAACAGGGCGGCAGGGCTGGTGGGGTCGGTGCTCTGGTAGATGCTGCCCACGGGGTAGGCCGCCAAAGCACTGTCCGCAGAAAGTGTTCCGTCCGCATCGACCGTCAGACCGCTGCCAACCTTCACACCGCCCAGCGTGGTGGCGGTGGCAATAGGGAGCTTGATGCCTTTCAGCGCATCGCCAACAGCCTTTGCGTCAGCCGGGGCACCATCAACGCTCAGCGTCTTGTCGGTGCTCACGATGGCCGCAGCCCTGTCCGCTTCAGCTTTGGCAGAAGCGGCAGAGCTTCCCGCGCTCTTTGCGTCTGCGGACGCTGACCGTGCGCTTTGGGCCGCGCTGGTGGCGGCAGTCTGGGCCATGCTTTCGCTCTCTGCAGCTGCTGCGGCCTTTTCCGTCGCGGTGCTGGCTGCTCCGGTGGCGGTTTGAGCGGCTTGCAAAGCAGCCTGCTGCTGGCCTGTCACTTCCTCGGCGTACTGCTTGACGTACTCCATGCCCTGTGCGATGTCCTCACGGACTTCCACGCCGCGCTCAGCCTTACGGATTCCCGCAATGGCTTCATCAAAAGTTTTATCCATAAAACACCTCCTGTCCCATTAGCCTGACATGTACCCTTTGAGAGATCGACTCAAATCGTAAGCATCGGACGCTTTGCGTGCACTCAAAGCCTGCAGGTCGCTGATGCTGGAAAACTCAGTGCCAAATGTAAACTCCTTTTTATCCGGCGAATCCAACGGCTCAACAAGCTTGGAGCACAGCAGCCACGTATCCACGCCGTGGGCCGCTGAAAAGATATGCGTCTGCTTGCCGATGGCAAGGCGGTCGATATCAATATCAGCGTCTTTCAGATCGACCGCTTTGACCGTCATGCCGTTCAGATAGCGCAGATTTTTGGAAAGTTCTTCCTCTGCCGCATCCAGCAAAGACTGCGGCGTGCTTTCGATGCCTTCAATAAAGATCACTTTTGTGATGATGCCAAAAAGCTTTTGCGCAGCCAGATCGTTTGCGGTTTCTGTGATGGTTTCGCCCCACGAAAAAACAAGCCACGATTTCTTTCTGGCACCTACCGCGATCACCCGCGTGTAGATATCCTCTGCTTTGACGTAGTTGGTCAAATCCAGCAGATTTGTTCCAAAGGCCACCGTCTGGGTGTTTTTATCGGTGATCGCCTGCAGATAGTCCAGATACCGGCGCGGTTTTCCGTCATGATCTTCTGCATGGCGCAGCACCAGATATCCGCCGTACTTTTCCGCCAGCTCACTCTGCAAGATGTCCCATGTAACGCCGTAGTTTTTTCCATCGCCAAAGCTGTATGTAGGTTCCTTGACATCAAACAAAAAGCGAGAATCCGTCTTGCCGTTGATAGCAAGGCTGTATTTCCCGTTTTGCTCGGTGATCTTAAAGGTCTTGGATTCAGATGCCTGCTCAACGTTATAAATGGAGTACGTGCCAAAATTCTTGTTGCAAGTACCGCAGACGATTTCGGCTTTTTTCACTTCGACCTTTGCAGCGTACGTTTTTCCCTTTACATAGGCTGCAAACAGACGCACGCGGAAATTGTTGCTTCCAATCCGTGAAATAATGCGACCGTTCGCAATGTGCTCTTCACCGATTTTCCAGCTCAGGCAGGAAGCTTTGTCGCTCTCTGTTTGCTCATAGAAAATATTCGTCTTTCCATCCACGGGGTCTACAATTCCCCAATGGTAAATGTAATCTCCATCATCAGAATCGTAACTGTAACCCACCTGCACGACTTTGATGCCGTCTACATAGGGCACGATCATGGGAATGTCCATCTCGACTTTTCCGGGAGCAAACGCCTTGTAAGCGTCAACCTGCGCGTTGTGGTTATCGCAGATCCATTCCAGAAATTGCGAAAAGCTCACATTTTTTGCAGCGTAGGGCGCAATGCCGCTGTCATTCAGATATGCAAGCTCCCCTTCGCAGTAGATTTTCTGACGCATCAAAAAATCCTGCTCATGGCTCATAGGACGGCCCTGCCAGATGGAAACGCCGTCCTGCTCCACCTCCACCGTAGTGCGCAGCTTTTGCAGCGCAGAGTGTGCCACATTGCCCAGCGGCATGGTAAACTCAAAAGAGCCAGCTTTACCCACTTCGCGGGTCAGCGTGGGGCTGATGAGCTTTTTCGTGTCGGTGATATCGCTGATATCGTGGATACAGACCTTAGTTTCCCATGTGTCTACATCCGTCTGCACACCAGCATAAACTTTATAGCTCATAGGCTTGCCCCCAAATACTTGATGCTGATGCTGCAGTCTGCCGATGCAGCAAAAACGAGGGTGCCCACCACGCCATCCGGCATGGTAAGGCCCTCAATATACTGCCAGTCGGTTGACTTGGCCAGAATGCCTACCTCAAAGCCGTTGAGAGACACCGCGATGTCTGCGGCGGTCTCGCTGCGCTGGAAGTAAATACCGGCCGCACGGGGCGCACCGGTTATGGACACTTGAACGTCCTCGTTTGCCTTGAGCGAGATATCCGTGTAGTTGCGCACAATATCATGCTCAAAGTTGAAATCGTCCCACAGCCAGTCGTTGGTGCCGTCGTAGACGCTGCGCTTGAAGGGGTTGCAGGTGCCTGTGATGGTAAAGGTGCTGGAAAGCCGGTCGCGGGAGGGTGTGACTTTCCAAAGCCCTTCCCAGTACCACGCTGGGTCTTCATCAAAGCGGCACTGCAGCCACTTGCCGTGAATGGCATTGGCAATGGTGCTTTCGATGTAAGGCCACTTGCTTTTTGGCGCGTTGCAGAGCAGCTCCATGGTGATGGTGCGCTTTTTATAGTGCACCTTGCCGTCGTCCCATGTGGTCAGGTTCAGCAGCGAATCAGCGCCTGTGACCTGCACAAGGTATTCTTCCGGTTCTGCCGCGCCGATCTTGGGACTGCCCACCTTGAGATACAGCCCCCAGTCGTTCAGGGTGTGAAAATTGCCGATTTTTGCTCCCAGAAGCTTTGCCATTACACACCCCTCGCTTTTCGTTCCACTGTCACGCCGATGCGTGCATCTACGTTGGTCGCCATGCGGGTCGACAGCACGCCCACCAGTTCACCGGAGTCCATGACCACCTGACCCTTGCCGATGTCCGGCAGATGCTCGTCCAGCATCCCCTCGATGCGCTCCAGAATGCTGGTCTGCCGGTCAACAATGGACTGCTGGCCGGTAACGCGGTACTGCAGGGCTGCACGGGTGGAGAAGGTACCCAGACTGTCATACACGCCGGTCTTGTCAAAGGGACTCTGGTAGTGGCTGACGGCGGTGTCGTTCTTCTTATTGAAAGCACTGAACAGGGCAAAACCAATGCCCACTGCACCCACGGAAAGGCCGAGGATCGCGGCAAGCACGGGGTTCGAGAGGATCATGCTGCCCACCTGCGTGAGGACGCCGCCCAGACTGGTGGCGATGCCGCCAAGGCCGCCCATGCTGGAAGCCAGACCTGCAATGCTGCTGCCGACCTGCGTCGTCACGCCGCCCATGGCTGTGCCGATGCTGCCCAGCATATCCACGATCACCGACCCGTTTTTACTCACGTCACCGGCAATTCCTGCAAAGCCGGAACCACTGCCACCCGCGCCGCCCAGCGGCTGCTTTCCGGCATCCCAGATGGAGCCGGAAATGTCGCTGACGATCTGGGACAGGACTCCGTTGATCTGCTGGATGATGGACTTGCCGAGGTCGTCGATGGCCTGCTTGGCTGCAGGCGCAAAGCCATTGTACAGGGTGGAAATGACCCACTCGCCGACGCTGAGCCAGTCCTGACTCTTCACGGCCTTGTACAAGGTGCCAAAAGTGCCCAGCACGCCCTTGTCGGCTTCGTCCTGCCAGCCCTTCACAAGGCCGGAAAAGTTGTTTGCACTGGCCTTCTTGAGCTCCTTCGAGGTCTGCTCGGAGCCGTCTGCGGCAATGGTGGTGACCTTTTCGGCGGTCATCAGAGCGCCATTGACGATCTCGTTGAAGGTTTCGGTAATGACCTGCTTGTGCTGTTCGGTGCCGTCGGCCAGTGTTTCCGTGACCGTTTTGGTGGAGGTCTGGATGCCATTCACAACGGCATCGGTGGTGGAAGTGACTGTAGACACCACATCCCTCACCGTTTCCATGGTCTGTTTGACGGTCGTCTTGCCGTCGGCGGCAATGCTGGTGACGGTCTTGATGTCCTTCAGCACACCGCCCACCATCTGGCGGGAAGTCTCGGTGATGGTCTGGGTCTGCTGCTTCTTTCCGTTGGAAAGCTCCTCGTTTACGGTCTGGGTGGTGCGGGTCACTTTGCCCAGCACCTCGGTCACCGTGTCAGAGTAAGAGTTGACCACCGATGCAGCGGCCTTTGCGGCTGTGCCCGCTGCTTTCCCTGCGGCGGCTGCCGCATTGCCGGACTTGGTATAGGCCGGGATAGCGATATCCGCCACAGTCTGGGCGCTGTCGGCAAGGCTGGTGTTGGCGGAGGTCCAGTCGGCCAGCTCGTCACGGCTTGCAGCATCGGCGATGGTAAAACCGGCAGTGGCTGCAGTAGCGATACCCGCCACTTTGCCATTGCCGGTCAAACCGTTGATGAAGCTCTGGATCAGATTCTTGCCCCACTGCACCGCCTGCGAGGGCAGGCTCTTGATCCATGCCAGGGCGCTGGAAAAACCGCCCTTGAATGCAGCCAGCATGGAAGAACCCATGCTCTTGACGCCGTTTGCCACGCCGGTGAGGATGTTCTTGCCGATGTTCAGCCAATTCACTGCAGAAATGACCGAAAGCACCGCCTGCAGGATCTTCTTCCAGTTGGCCAGCAGGTCGGGCACAGCCTTTACGATACCCACGCCCAGCTGCACCACCAGCGAGACGCCCTCTGCAAGGAGCTTCGGCATATTGTCGTTGATGATGCCGCAGATATTGATGATGATATCCGGCACATAGGCGATGAGGTCCGGCAGGCCCGCGATCAGGCCGTTGGCCAGCTGGGTGATCATGTCCAGACCGGCGTTCACGAACTCCCCGGCATTTTCCCGCAGGTTTTCCGTAAAGGAAAGTAACTGCGGCAGAGCATTCGCCAGAAAATCCGGGATGCCTTGCGTGAAGCCCTGCGCCAGAGAGCCGAGAAGCTCGGTGCCGGTCTGCACCACTTCGGGCACAAGGCCGTAAATGACCTGCGGGATGCCCTGCAGCACATTGCCGATCATGGGCAGCAGGTTGCCCACAAGGTAGGTCCGGGCCGTGTCCGTCAGTGCCTGCAGGGGTGCCGTCAAGTCTGCGCCGGTGCTCCAATTGCCCAACACGTTCTGCGCCGCTGCCTTCATGGCCGCAAAGCTGCCGGTCAGGGTCGTTGCGGCTTCTCTCGCCGTTGTGCCGGTAATGTCCATCTCCTGCTGGATCACATGGATGGCGCTGTACATGTCGGCCAGGTTGCCCAGATCATAATGGACGCCGGAGATCTTCTCGGCGTCGGTCAGCAGACGCTGCATTTCGGCCTGCGTGCCGCCATAGCCCAGCTTGAGGTTGTCCAGCATGGTATAGTTCTGCTTGGCAAATCCCTGATAGGCATTCTGGATATCCTGCATATCCGTGCCCATCTTGTTGGCGTTGTCGGCCATGTCCACCATGGCCATGTTGGCAAGCTGGGCGGCGGCATTGGTATCCTTGCTCACGCTGGAAAGAAGGCTGGCCGCAAAGCTGGTGGTCTGCTCCATGTAGTCGTTGGCAGAAAGGCCCACAGTCTGGTATGCCTGTGCAGCATACTGCTTGACGGTATCGGCGCTGTCCTTGAACAGCGTTTCGATGCCGCCGATGCTCTGCTGCAGGGCACCGCCCATATCAAGGGAATCCTTGATGAGCTTGCCGATGCCCGCCGCCGCTACGACCTTTTTGATGGTGCCCACCAGCTGCGTGCCGATGCTCAGGCCGGTCTTTGCGCCAAGGCCGTCCGTCTCTTTTCCGAACACGTCCTCCAGCGCACCCTTGATGCCCTGCGCAGACGGCACGATCTGCACATAGGCTTTTGCCATTTCAATATGATCTGCCACGTTCAACCTCCTTCCACGGCACGCATCGCCGCCTCAAATTCTTCCGGGCTGTCAAAGCTCTGCACATCCGAAGAGCTGCCGCTTTCCCGGCCCTGCAGACCGTCCAGAATGAGCTGCGGTGCAGCACCTTTGCCAACGCACAGACGCCAGTACAGCAGGTGCAGTGCGTCCACCGTCTCGGCCTGCAGCAGGGTCTCAAGCGGCACGATCTGGCCGGAAAGCCTGAGCTTACAGCGGCTTGCTTCCGGCAGGCCGGCGGCAAGGGTGGCGGCCAGATGCAGCGGCAGGGCCCGCCAGTCCAGAATATGGTAATACTGGGCAAAATCGCAGATCAGTGCATCCTCGTCCGATGCGATCAGTTCGGCGAGGATGCAGAGTTTTTTCCGTCCTTGATGCAGGACACCAGCTCACCGAAGGCCTTGGCCAGATCGTCCAGTGCCACGGTGCCCTCCGGCGTGCGCAGGTGTTCATACAGGCGCTTCTTGCCCTCCCGGCCCAGCAGGTGGTTGATGGCCGTAAACAGGCATTTGCCGCTTGCGTCCGTATCCAGAAAGACCATGGCCTCGGTCAGCTCAGTATCCTTGCGGAAAATATTCTCGTCCAGCTCAATCTCAAAGCCGGAACTGGTTTTAGCGGTGATCATGCCGTTACCTCCTTACTGACCGTGGCGCTCTGGGTGGCCTGACTGGCAGCACCGGTGGCAGAGATCAGATATTCATAGTGGGTGTTGTGATCATCGTCCGGCACGGCGGAAATGGTGGTCTCGTAGCCCACGGGGGACTTATCCGCGTAGGTGATGTCACCTACCTCGGTGACAGCTGCTTCCGGGATCACGACGCGCTTTTTGGCGTTGTCCTTCAGCATCATGTCCACGACCCATACGCAGGCGGGCTGCGGGTCAGAATTTGCCTTGACAGTAATGCCGGTCTCCAGCGTGCCGGAAACGTTGTTGTCACCATAGACAGCCGCCAGCGCGTCCGGGTTCATGGCCTCGATCAGGGTGAATTTGAAGGTGTCCGGCTTTTCGCCCTGGGTGCTCAGTACGGTATCACCGCCCCATGCAGAGGTGTCCTCGCTGGAGGGGGAGTTGGCGTTGGTCAGGCCGTCCTCGGAGATGTAGCCCAGAGACTTGAAGGCAGCATCCAGTGCTTCAACGGCGTTCTTGGGCAGTTTGCTGCCTGCAGGCGCACGCCAGACGGCACCGCCCACCTTGGGCTTTGCCGCAGTGACATTTTTTGCTTTTGCCATTTGTTTTGCTCCTTTCGGTTCAGTAATGCGTGATAGAAAAAACGGCCTGATATCTGGGCCGTTTGCGGGTGGTGTCCGGGAAATTGTAATCCGTGTCCAGATTGCAGGACGCGATCTCCGGCAGGGTGTCGGCATCCAGCATGGCCTGCACCACATGATGATTCAGCTGGGCGGCAGCATAGTCGCTGCTGCCGTAGGACTGCACGGCCAGTGTGGCACTGTAAAGGCCGTCATAATAACCGGAGCCGGTCTTTTCCAGGATACAAAAATTGCCGGAGGGCTTCTCCGGCATGGACATGTAGCAGGAAAAGGCATTTTCCCGCAGGTAGTTCAAGATGACTTCTTCGATCATTTCTTTCTCTGGTAGCTCCTCACTGTGATGACACGCCCATCTTTCAGGCGGCGCTTGTGCTCATGCACTGTTGCGCCGCTGCGGCTGCCGGAGACGGCTTTCAACAGGGTGTTGTTGGCCGAGTTGTCGTCATAGGCCTTGCGGGAAGCGGTCTCCACAACAGCCACGGCGCGGGTGGGGGCCACATAGGATTCGTAGCCATCGCCGCAGCGGTCCTTCACGGTGTCGGCACGGTCTTTCAGCACCGCCTGCATTTCAGGGCAGCGCAGCAGCGCCCGGATGCCGGGGCTGTTCAGCTCGATGCGGACCTTACCCATAGCGCTCCACCTTCACCTTTTTGTTCCATCGCAGCGGGATCATGCTCTCGATGCCCTGCACAACACCGCCGCAGGTGCGGAAGGTCTGACCGAAGAACTCCACCTTCGCGTCCGCCCAGTCGTGGGTGTCGCCCTTGGGGATAGCCAGCGTATAGGCCAGCCGCCGCCCGGTGAGCTGCAGTTCTGTGGTGATCTCCTCGGCAGAGGGCTCACCCACCAGCACATTGTGCACGGTAACAGGCGTTTCCTCATAAATGGGGTCGTGGAAGCGATCCTCGCCGGTCTGGGTCTTGGAATAAAGGGTGATGTCGATTCCTTTCAGCATAAATCCTCCAGAGGACTGCGGGCACCGATGCGGCTGCCAACGCCCAGCAGCTTCTTTTCCAGCTTGGAAAGGTACAGCTCGCCGGAAGAGCCGCCGCTCATCGTCCAGCTCTGGCTGTAACCCAGTGCCGTGGCAGTGCCCTGCGTGGAGCCCATGGGAAAAGACACGCCGCCCCCGCTGTCGCTCTCGCCCAGCTGACGGCGCACCATCCGGCAGGAGACCACCCGCTTGGCGTCTTCGCCTGCATCCGGGTTGTAGCTGTCGATGATCACGGCAGCTTCGCTCAGCAGAGCAGCACACTGTGTCTGTTCGTCTCGGGACAAGGCGCGAAAACCTGCTTCCACGTCCTGCACTTCAGCGTAAAGCATGGCGGCACCTCATCAGACGGCAGCCTCGGTGCGCTTGATGTACAGGGTCTGAGGTTTGGAGACTTTCAGACCATACACCTTGCGGCCCTGCACAGCGGATGCACCGATGTACTTGCCGGAGCCGGACAGGTCCTGCAGGTGCACCGGGGTCTGCCACTCCATGACGCGGTGACACCAGTTGGGGTGTCCGGCGATAAATTCCGTGGTGGTTTTCTTGCTGGCCACACGAGTAGTGGATTCGTAATCCATATTGTTGGACTCGAACACGTTGAAACCGGCGATACGGCCAATGACGCCCTGCTGCACCAACTCCTGAGACAGGTCGCCCTGCTTGATGAAGTGCTCATCCAGCATCAAAACCTCCAGATATTCGGGGGATGCAATGAGGAAACGTCCCTCGTTGGGCACGCCCTTACGGCCCAGGACACGCTTTGCCTCCAGTGCCAGCTTGTAGGCATTGGTCTCGGTTGCGGCAGTCTTGGTAGCGCTGATGGTAGCACCGACAGCACCCTCCAGTGCGTCGATGGACTTTTTATCCACGGACAGAGCCAGAGAGTAGCCAGCGCTGTCCAGACGGTCGGCCACGATGTCGTCCGGCACGCTTGCGGCATCGTAGCCATCGATCAGCTCGTTTACGGCTTCATCGTGGTCAATGTTCAGGTCCAGATAAGTGGTGGTGCCGACTTCCGCGTCCACGCCGGTGGCCTTGTTGTACTCCTTGACGGAAACCTCAGTGTCACGCACCGGGATCTTTACCTTGCCGGAAGTAGGGTCGCCTTCGTAGCGGCTGTTGAAAATGAGATTATCACGGGTCACCAGAGTGTTGCGCAGCTTTGCGTCAACAAGGGAAGCCCATCGCTCCTGATTTGCGTGTGCCATAAGATGCCTCTCTTTCTCCGTGCAGAGCGCACGGATCAAACTTTCAGATTCGGATTCAGCTTTGTAAATGCAGCCAGAACGCCGTCCGGCTGACTGGGAACGTGATTCGGGGTCCCGCCGTCTTTGAGGATGGGATATCCGGCAGCCTGACCTTCACCAAACGCCCACGGGTTCGCCTTTGCGGCATCGTCCAGCGCCTTTGCAATGTCGGTGCTGCGGTCGGCAGAGCCCTTCAGGGCGTCCAGATCTAGCAAAGCACGCACCGCCTTGACGCTGCGGCCCTTCCTGCCCAGGATGGCAGTGTCCAGAGCGTTGTCAAAGGCAAAGCCCTCGGCCTGCGCCTTCATGTCGTTCTGCAGCTGGGTGACCTTTGCCTGCAGCCCGGCTACATCCACGCCTTCAAAGGCTTTCAGGCCGTCCTGCGCGGTCTTGAGCTGGGCGTTTGCGTTGTCCAGCTGGGTCTGCAGGGCCGTGGCGGCAGACTTCTCCCGGTTGATGTCTGCGCCGTTCTCCTGCATGATCCAGTTGAGCTGCTCGTCGGTGATGCCGGGGATCTTGTTCTTCACGTCTTCACGCTTCATGGTGGAAACTCCTTTCGTGTGTGAGACCTCAGTTTTTTACACTGTTCTCTGTCAGTAATCCGGTCGTGGGCGGGATACGCGCCGCCCGCCGCATGGCACCGTTTGCAGGGCTCGAACCTGCCGCTTCCGGTTTTGGAGACCGGTGCTCTTCCAACATGAGCTAAAACGGCATAAAAAAGCACGGTGCAAAACTGCATCGTGCTTAAAAGTGGGCAAAAGAAAACCACGGTGCGCGTGCATCGTGGTTCAATTACTGATCCTGTTCCCAGGCCCAGTTTTTAAATTTATGATACGCTTTCAACGCTTCCTCAGGAACAGCAGAAAAGTCTTTTTCAAGAATCGCTGTACGGTAAGGATCAAACGTATCGACTAACTTTTGAATTTCCGGGGGATAACCCAATATGCACATGTTACGTTCGCCTCCTTAACGACATAAATTCCGCCTCGACTTCATCAAAGCGGTCGCCTAAATACATATCAGCAGCATATTTGCTGATTTCTCCTACATTATCGCGCGTAATGCCAAGTTTGTCAATGCGTTCCCTGCACTTTTTGCACAGAGCATCGAGATACTCGCCGCGATTTTCGCGGGTGATCGTCCAGCCGGATTGCCGGAAATCCTCTGCCTGCTTCATGTGCCACATTTCATGAGCTTCAACGGCACCAGCACCGCCGGATGCTTCCTGCACTGCCTTCTTGCCGATGCTTTCAGCGTAGTAAACGATATTCTCGCAGGGGTCATAGACGCCCACTGCACCGCACAATTCGTCATCACTGACGATCACGATTTTAGGCTTGCGGTCAATGCTTACGCCCCAGTCGGTCAATGCGTGCTCTGTGTTCTGGTTGACCTCATGCAGTGCCTTGGGCTTGATAGACGCTTTATCTGAAACAAAAACCGGCGTTTTGTAAGATTCGACCTGCTTCACAGAGATTTCAACAGCTTCCGTTCTGCGGGTCAGTGTGATCTTACTTGCTGCACCCAGATCCTTGCGGTATGCCTGCGCTGCATACGCCGCCCTCTTTTGTGCATTGATGCGCTCCCGGTTGGCGGCGTAATCAATGCGGCGCATTTTGTTGATGTCGCCGCCCGCCTCACGATACTGCCGGTAATACTTGTCCGGATCGTACCCGGCAACTGTGGTGCGGTGGTCGAACCGGATGGCAAACTCACAGTCACAATGGGCGTGGATATGCTCCGCGTGCCCGCCCTTCAGCAGTTTCTGGCTGGCCTTCTGCCAACCATTGGACGCCAGCGTAATGCAGAAGGGGCAGGTGTCACCATGGGGCACCCATGCCCATTCCGCGCCGTCGCGAATGGCGTTTTTCAGGGTGGTGTCCGCACCGGCACGCTTGACAAGGCGGCTGACGCCGTTTGGCAGGTTGGCGGGGTTCTGGTCCTTGGTAGCGCTCACCATGCGGGCCACCTCGCCATAGCTGGCGGTAGCGGCAGGCTCTGCGGCGGGCACATACACGCCCTGCGCCTCGGCCAGTGCTTCATACATCTGGCAGGCCAGCTCTGCGCTGCCTTCACTGTACTTGGTCACCAGCCCGTAGGCGTAGGCCACAAGGCCGTCAGTGTCGGCGGTGCCGTGGGCGTCTATGTATTCCCGCATGAGCTGCCCGGCTTTCTGGTTCAGCCGGGACAGCCGGGTGATGTACTCATTCCACGTTTTCGCTGAGATCTGCATTTTCCATCTCCATCAGCAGCTTCTGACCGCGCGCCCGCTGCTCCTGCGCCTTGATGCGCCGGATGTCCGCCTGATCGAAGCCAATCATTTCCAGAAAGGTATCCGTCCCGGCAAACTCCTGCCGGGCAGATGCGATCTTGATAGCGGCATCTGCCGTCACGGCCACGCTGGGCATGGCCGGATTTCTAAAGTGCGCCATGATACCGGTTTCTTCTTCGGTCAGATCAGAAAGCTCACAGCCCCGTGCCACGGCCTGCGCCATGCAGGCAATGGTGCGCAGTGCATCGCCGTTGCCGGTGTTCAGCTGCTGGGCCAGCAGCACCAGCGTCTGGCTCTGAGCAAGGATGGCATCGCTGCTGGTGGGGTTGGCGTCGTTCACCACGCCCACGTCGGTGACAGTCAGGCCGGTGGCCGCTGCAAACTGGGTGGCCGTCATGCGCATCTTCTCCACATGGGGCTGCAGGCTGCCCTGCGCCAGCTGGCCGAACTCCGGGTTTTCGCCGGTCTCCGGGTTGGAGGTGGCTGCGATGATTGCGCCGACATACTGTTTAAACTTATCGGCAGTGATAGCATCGTACTGTTCATCCGTCACACCGAGAATGTATTTCTGCGGGGTGGTGTCGAACTCCAGCGCAATGGTAGCGTTGGCGGCTGTACGCACATAATCATCGATCAATGCCCGGATGGGGCGTTTCAGGCGGCTGCGGCCAAAGGGTTTATTGTTGGTCGCATTCCAGATCAGCGGTTCCATCAACGGACGCTTCATCTGGTTCGGATATCGCTTTGCCGTCCAGATGCCGCCTTCCAGGCTTAACACAATGGTTGCATCGTCAGTGTAAAAGTTCACAAGGGATGGATTCCAGACATCAGCAACAGATTCATCCTGTGCAGTGTCGATGATGGAAAACCCATAGTCGATGCGACCTTTCTCACCATTCCAGCAGGCAGCTGCGGTGGCAGGAGAATTAAAACGGATGCGGCAGCCGATGTCCGAATCCTTGGAAAGGGTGGCAAACACGCAGCCGTACTTCAGCTCGTCCCTGCAGGCCTTGGCGTACTCGGCCACAAGGCGGTTATCCTTTACCAGCCGGGCAAGGCTGTCCAGATTGCCACCGCTGCCCACAAAGCCGTCAAACATGGAGCGTGCGGCCAATGCATCCACGGCTTTCTGTCCCCAGCTGCAGCCTACTTCCAGTTTGCTCAATCCTTTCGGAAAAGCGATACCAAGGCTGACATCCTGCAGTGTGATATGACCTTCGTAGTATTTGTCCTTGATAACATTGTTGCCCTGGTGGGTGTTATAAATATTGGTCAATTCCTGCAGCTGTGCCAGTTCTTCCGGTGTCAGGCCGTCCACACGGCCAAAATTCAAAATCTGCATGATGCTCCTTTCAGCCGATCTTCATTTTGCGGGTGGGGTCGCGGCGGCTGGTCTTGGCACCCCAGAGCGCCAGCGCACAGGCTTCCACCGGCAGGCTGTTGTCTCCGCCAAAGCCGAAGCCGCCCGCGATGGGCCGCTTGACGGCGGTGATGGCGCTTTCATTCAGCACGGTCTGGGGCTTATACCATGTCAGAGTTCCCTCGCTGATGCCGTTGGTGAAGCTGCTGACCGCAGCGATCACGTCCTTTGCGGCGGGCCGGATCACCGAGTTCTTTGCCCGCCATGTGTCCTTGATGCGCTCCACCAGCACGTCCACACCGTTGCGGCCGTCAATGACTACACAGCTGGCCTTGCCGTACCGGTCGTTCAGCCAGTCGGCCAGCCATGCCAGACCCTGACCGGCAGGGCGCATTTCCAGTAGCGACACCCGCGCGGGGCCTTCTTTCGGGATCACCGCGCCGCACAGGCACACGGCGCTGCCGTCGGCGGCAAACTTGATGCCGTAGGCGGTCTTGCCTTCGGGTTTTTCGCCCTCGCTGGCGCAGGCTTCCCATGCGGCGCGGTCGATGGCATAGTCCAGATGCTCCGTGATCTCCGGGCTCCACCAGCCCAGCCGCTCCCGCGCAAAGGTGTCCGGGTCCAGCTGTTCGGCTTCGCCCTCAATGGTGGAAAGCTGGATGCGCCGCCCCAATGCCGGGTTTGTGGCTGCCCAGCGTGCCGGGTCCTTCACATCGCCGATCTCCGGCACCGAGAACTCGAACCAGGCTGCCTTTTTGGCTTCGCCGTCCAGTGCGCGCTTACGCAGGGCACGGAACACGGTGCCCACGGCGTCGGGGCCGGGCGGTGTGCCCACATAGATGGTCTGCGGGTTCAGGCTGGCAGAAATGGCAGGCAAAAAAGACCCCTGTGCGGTCTCGTCCAGCTCCTGTGCCTCGTCAAAGATCAGCAGGTCGCCGTGCTGGCCGCGTCCGCCGTTGCGGGTGCGGGCCAGAAACTTGATGCGGGCACCGCTTTTCAGGATGATCTGCTCCCGGCCCAACGCCGTTTTGATCTCGGCCACATGACGGCGCAGCTTTGGGCTTTCAAAAAAGGCCCGCATTTCCTCAAAGGTCTCGGTGGCGGTTTTCTGCAGGTGGGCGGTGTAAATGACCGTCTCATTGAACAGCAGCATCCCAGCCTCGGAACGTCCCTGCACCAGCAGGCTTTTGCCGTTCTGGCGGGGGACACTGCCGCCTGCTGTAGGCGCTGCCCATTTGCCGGAGACGGTGCGGCTCATCCAGTCGTCCAGAATATCGCTCTGCCACGGATCCAGCACCGTGCCACCTGCCCGCAGGATGCGCACGGCATCCTGCCCGTCAGTCGTCGGATACTCCGGTGCGATACGTGCGGACGGCTCCTGACTTCCCATCATGCTCTCGCTGTGCGAGGATCGCGCCGATCTCGTCCGTGTCATCCTTTGCTCCTTCGATCTCTTCAATTTCCCGGATGGTCTCCCGGTACTGCTTGGTCAGCTGCGGCAGGGCCCGGCAGTCCTTGCAGGCATCAATGCCCGAAGCCAGCACCTTGGCCAGCTGCTTGAGCTGCTCCAGCCGGGTGCCCCTGGCCGTGATACTTTTCATGGTCGCCATGGGCCAGAAACACCCCCTTCAAATTTTCCCTGTGTGTAAATCGGCGCTGACGGCACTGGGGGGTCGCCGAGGGCACGGGAGGGGTACCCTCCCCACCCTCACCAACTGCCGTCCGAAACATGCGGAATCCGCACGATTTTAGCCTGTTTTGGGCCATTTTCGGCGGTTTTGTTGCCTTTTTGTGCATTGCAGAACCAATGTGCAGCCTGTAGATTCGACCAATCTTCCGCAGCGGCCCGCGCGGACGGGTAACCGAACTGTCTCCACTTGGACACAGGCTTGATCTCGTCCACCACAAAGGACAAAGGATGCTGTGCATCAGAAGGCTCATCGTAATGGATTGGCCCGAAACGTCCGTGACAGATGCCGCACTCGCAGCCCATTGCACGCAGCCGCGCACGGTGCTTGCGCCGCAGCTGGCCGTTGGCATAGCGCGGATTGCCCATGCTGCACACCTCCCGCTTCATGGTCTGGCTGTAAAAGAAAAGCCCGCACAGATTTGTGCAGGCTGGATGCTTCCTGCGCCTTTCCGGCACACCCCGGGGCTTTTTTTCAGGGGCGGGGTATCTGTCCAGAAGGGGCAGGGTATAAAAAGACCCTGGGGTGCTTTGCAGGCCCGGGGTATCAAAAAAGCCGCCCGGATGATCCGAACGGCAGGAGATTCGCGGTCAGTGCGCAGCTGCCCGCAGCGGCAGCTTACTGGGCCGGATGGGATAGAGCCCGCTTGGCTGTATGCTGCCACGCACTGAGGATGATGCTACAATGACCTATATTTATCCAATGACCCCGCCGGGGTGCAGACCCTGACAGTGCCGCGGATAACAAAATAAGAATTGCCCGGCTGGTACATTCAGGCTGTTGGTCGGGAAAGGTGATCCTCTGTGTCAGCCGGGCAGCACAAAGCCCGCAGGGATGAAGGGAGTAAGTCTTTCCTGCGGGCTTCGGCATTTTAAATTTTAGCAGGGGTTGACAGTATTATCAAGTCCGGTTCGCTCCGGTTCAGTCCGGACTTTTGATATTCAGTCTTTTTATGGCCGCGCTGTGGCGCTGGAACATCTGGCTGCGGGAACTGCGGATGTTGATCGCGATGTCCGGCCAGTCCTCCAGCAGGATGTACCGCCGGAACAGGATCATGAAATCCACCTCATCGTCCAGCTGGCTGAACACCTCCATGATCTCGGCCCGGATGGCATCGCACACGGCAGACTGTGCCTCAGCGGCCCGGCGGGCCTCGTCGATGCGTTCCACACTGCGGGGCAGAGCCTGTCCGTCGCCGCTGCCGCCCGGCACAGGGGAAAAGCGCTGGGTGGTGTGGGTGGCATCGGTCTGCAGCGTGGCCAGCTCGTCCAGTTTGAGCAGCTCGAACCGCTTGGCCGTCCGGTACCTCCAGAGCCATGCCTTTTTCTCTTCGTAGGTCATTTACAGTTCCTCCACCCGGACGAACACGCCGCAGGGGTCCGACCAGAATTTTTCTACGATCTCGCTGCACACCTGCGCGTCATCGGCCCAGAAGTGCAGGCGGGTCATTTCGTCCTTGAGGGCCTTTTCCAGATTGTCAGTGTCCGGCTTTGTGGTGCGCCAGCTGCCGTTTTTGCGGCCCTCGGCAGGGAAGCACCACTTGACCAGCAGACGCACCGGACGGCCTGCGGGGATGGACTTTTCCGGCGCGTGGGGCGCAAGATGGGCGTGGAGCTTGGCACGGGTCTGTTTCAGTTCCGGGCTGTCGTGGAGCACCGCGTGCGGCTGCCCGCCCTTCATGTAGGCGTGCAGCTGCTTTGCGTTGTGGGTGGTGGTGGGCGGTTGCATGGGGAGAAAGAATTGCATGTACATGGGGTTCACCTCGTTTTTTCTTTTTTTCGGATTTTAGCGCCAACGTGATGGGGAGGGTTCCCCGAATGGATGGGGGCTGTGGTCGCCCCATCCTTCGGGATACCCCATCACAATTGCAGTTGCAGTTTTAGCTATTATATATAGGCTATTTTGCACTGCAAAATCTGCAGTCATAGCGGCTATAACTGCAAAATTGCAGTTTTTCGTGTCGTGCAAAATAGCGGCTATTTCTGCATTTTTACAACAAATTGTAATCGGACTTATTACGGTTTGTTTAACCTGCGCTGCCGGGCTCCTTGCGGCCCACTTTCTCGCCATCGATCCAGAAACGTCCGTCATCTTTCAGCCGCGTCTTGATGGTGCGGGGCTTCAGATCCATGTATTCAGCCAGCGCATAGACGGTAACTTCGCCGTCCATCATGCAGGCTTCAAAGGCGGTGTCCAGCTCGGCCTTTTTGTCCTTGGTCACTTTGACTTTATCGCCCCAGCGCTTGGATGCACCGCGGCTGCCCAGCGTTTTGAAATCGCTGTCCGGCTGCAGGTCTTCCAGCAGGCCGGTGTCCAGCTTGTGCACGGGGTAGTCGAACCAGAGGTTCACCGGGTCGAAGCGGGCAAATTCGCGCAGGGTGCCCTCGATGCGCCATGCGGTCATGCCGTCGGCCTTTTTCTCAGCAGCCGCGACCTCGGCATCGATGGCCCGCAGATCTGCAAGGCCCAGTTTTTCCTTTGCGATGGTCAGCATCCGGTGGCGGCTGAGGGTATCATCCAAGCCGTAGGCATCCGCATGACCGCGTTTGTCCAACATGGCCTTGATCACGCGGCAGGCGGCTTTGTTGTGCAGCTGTTCCCGGATGGCATCGGTGGGTACCAGCTCGGTCATGTCCAGCATGGCATCCGGGTCGCGGGCGAACACGCCGGAGCCGGATGCACGGTCCATGCTGCGCTTGCCGCCTTGGGCACCTTTGCTGTGGTGATGGGCGTAAATTACAGCACAATCCAGTTCATGGCATACCTTATCGAACTGGCCGCAGAACTTCGCCATTTGCTCTGCAGAGTTTTCATCACCGGTCAGCACCTTATAGATAGGGTCGAAGATGATTGCCGTGAAGCCCTGCTTCTTTGCCCGGCGAATTAACTTTGGAGCTAATTTGTCAAGCTGCACCGGAATGCCGCGCAAGTCCCAGATGGCAATCTGGTTGAAATGTGTTGGAGGGAGACCAAGTGCATTGTAAACATCCTGAAACCGGTGCATACAGGAATCCGGGTCGAGTTCCAGATTTAGGTACAGAACTTTTCCCTGTGCACAGTTAAAATGCCCCAGCCATGTGGTGCCCTCAGCAATGGCGATACACAGCTCGATCAAAGCAAAACTTTTGCCGGCTTTTGAAGGGCCTGCAATCATCATCTTGTGGCCTTTTCTCAGCACATTTTCAATGAGAGGTTCGCGCAGCGGGCGGATGTTGGAAAAATCGTTGCTGGTGTGCCAGTCGGGAAGATCATCCGTTTCCGATTCCAGCCAGTCCCGCCACTCGTCCCAGCAGGATTTCCCGATGTTCGTTTCCAGCAGCACCTGCCGTTTGTCACCGCGCGGGATGCCGGGCATCCGGGAAAGGCGGGAAGGGTTGCGGTTCTGCTGGTCGATAGTCAGGCCGTTTTTCTGGCAGGCGGAATAGAGATAATCCACCCGCCTGCGGTACTCGGCGTAGTCCGGGGCATCCACCTTCACGATGGCGTGGACGCTCTTGCCGCCGGAGTAGACCAGAGCCGCACAGGGCAGTTCCAGCTGCTTGATGATGGCCTGCTGCTTGCCCAGTTCCATGTTGTCACACTCCACGAGGGCGTAGCGGTAGGCAGTAATATTGGCATCCTTGCGTCCGGTGCCGTCCACAGGGTTGAAGCAGATCCATGCACCTACTTCAGGATCACAGTCGCCCACCACCTTGCCGAGGTCGCCGCCGCAGGCATCCAGCTCGGTGATGAGCTGCCCTGCGGTGCGGGTCCAGCTGCCTTTTGCAGGGCGGCGGCAGTCGGCGGCCATAAAGCTTTCGGTCACATAGGCCACATATTCATCCGGCTCAAACAGGGCTTGCAGGTAGCGCTTGAGCTGGTCGGCGGGGTGCCACTCTGCGGGCAAAGTCAGCTCGTGGGCTTCCACCCAGCGCGGGTCTACCAGACGGCCCTCGGTTTGTGTGCTGGTGCCGGCAGAAATATCATCGTTCCAGTCCAGAGCGTGGCCTGCGGGACCGCTCCATCCGTGGGAGTAGGCCAGCTGAAAAATGCTGCTTGCGGTGACGGGGCTGGCCCCGCCGCCGTGAAAGCTTTCCCATTTCTTGACGCACTCGCCCTTGTGATAGCGGCCAGCATCGCGTGTGCTCCACTGTTCCCAGATGGTAACGGGCAGACCGGCATCCTTCAGTGCCATGCCCACCATGAGCCATTCGTCATAGGTCAGGGCGGACGGGGATACGAAGTCCAATGCTTCCTTGAGTTCATTTTCATGTTCCATTCGCGTTACCATCCAAAGTTAAAAGGACTGTCCGGCGCAGCGGGCGGTTCCACAGGCGGGATATAGGTTCTGGGGTTCACGCCCTTGGGCACGCCGCGCCAGCCGCCTGCCGCAATGCGGTCGATCATGTGTTTGGCTGCATCGAAGCTCCACGTGCCCACGCTCTGGAAACCGTAACGTTCCAGCACGCGGATCTGCTTGGGTGTGGTCAGCCCTTCGGCACGGCGTTTGTTCAGCCGGTCCAGCAGCAGGGAAGCCTTACCAGCAGATTCTATAGCGTCCGGCAGGATGCCCATTTTTTCAAGAGCAGCAGTCTGTTCCGCGCTGGGCGGGCCTGCTTCCCAGCCAAAGGCCGGCACATATCCGGCAAGGTCTTCAGCCTGAATGCTCATTTCGTACTGCAGCGGGTCCACGAGACGGGCTTTTTTGCGGCGCTGTTCTTCCAGCTGTTTTGCAAGTGCTTCTTCCCGCTGGGCCACCACGTCCTCGCTGGCCTGCACGGCTGCTTCCTCGATGTCCTCCGGGCATCCGGTCTGGGCCAGATTTTCGGTCATCTGCCGGGCCACGGCGCGATCCTCACAGACCAGATCCGCCGGGCGGCACAGCTCGTGCTTGTCGGTCATCCACAAAAAATCCAGCAAAAGCAGATCGCTCTTGCCCGGGGAGAGCCGGGTGCCGCGCCCTACCATCTGACTGTACAGGCTGCGCACCTTGGTGGGCCGCAGTACCACAACGCAGTCCACGCTGGGGCAGTCCCAGCCCTCGGTGAGCAGCATGGAGTTACACAGCACGTTGTATTTGCCTGCATCGAAATCGGCCAGCACTTCCTTGCGGTCGGTGCTCTGGCCGTTGACCTCGGCGGCACGGAATCCATGGGAGTTCAGCAGGTCGCGGAACTTCTGGCTGGTCTTGATGAGGGGCAGGAACACCACCGTTTTGCGGCCTTTGCAGCGCTGGGCCATCTCGGCGGCGATCTGTTCCAGATAGGGGTCCAGCGCCGTGCCGAGGTCTCCCACGGCGTAGTCCCCGCCGCTCATGGTGACAGAAGAAATGTCCAGCTTCAGCGGAATGGTCTGGGCCATGATCCTGCACAGATAACCCTCTTTGATGGCATCGGTCAGCTTATATTCAAAGGCAAGGCTGTCGAACACCTCGCCGAGGTTGCGCATGTCGCCGCGATCCGGCGTGGCGGTCACGCCCAGCACCCTGGCGTGGTCGAAGTAGTCGAGGATGCGGCGGTAGCCGTCGGTGATGGCGTGGTGGGCCTCGTCAATGATGATAGTGCCAAAGTAATCATGAGGAAATCGTTCCAGTCGGGCGGTGCGCTGCAGGGTCTGCACGCTGCCCACCACCACACGGAACCATGTATTCAGACAGGTGGCATCTGCCTTTTCCACCGCGCTGACAAGGCCGGTAGAGCGCTGCAGCTTGTCCGCTGCCTGTTCCAGCAGCTCACCGCGATGGGCCAGAATGAGCACCCGGTGGCCCGCCCGCACCTGATCGGCAGCTACCGATGCAAACACGATGGTCTTGCCGGTGCCGGTAGGCAACACCAACAGGGTGCGGGTGTGGCCGTTCTCCCACTCGGCGTGGATGCGTTCACGGGCCTGCTGCTGGTAGGGTCTCAGTTCCTGCCCCATCAGAATGCCCCCTGCGTCCAGCCCTGAGTGGGTGCGGCCTTGGGTTCAGGCGGCGGCAGGAAGCGCTGCACCTCATTGCTCTGGCCGGTCTCACCTGCATGAGGGCCGCTCTGCTTGGTGTACTCCCGGATGCCGAGACGGCACAGGCCCTTCGCGCCTACCACCTCGTTCCAGCGGGGGCGGAAGGTCTCGCCGCGCTTGCACTGGCCGATGCTCTCGAAGAAAGCGCCCAGCAGGCCCTGCGTTTTGGTGTGCAGGTACAGGCGGTCGGTGACGGTGGTGTCGCCCTTGGCCCCGCCGAAGATCTTCAGGGTCAGCTTTGCCATGGAGCAGGGCGGGAGCTTTGCGCTGCCCTCAAAGCGGGCACGCTCCATGCCGGTGACCTCAAAGGCATAATCGCCCTCGGGCAGGAGCACGAACTCCTGCTGTTCGTTGGTAAATTCGTCGTCCCAGCCCAGGGCGCGGTCGGTGGTATTCATGTCGTTCATAAGTAAAGTCTCCTTTATAATGATTCCTTGATTCTTGGCTCCCCCTTCGGGGGAGCTCCGGGGCTGTGCCGCCGCAGGGCGGACGGGCCCGGTGAGAGGGTTAAAACGGGATATCACGGTTATCCAGCACCATCTGGAACACCTGCGGCCATGCGGCGATCAGACAGCCCTCCACAAAGTCAGCGGGGTAGTCCTTGATGGGCATATCCTCCGGGAAATAGCCCCGTTTGCCCACAACGCCCTGCAGCTCTTCACAGCTGACCTTGTTGGCGCTCATCAGAGCGGCCAGCTTTTCGGGCACGCCCAGACTGAGCAGAACATTTTTCTCGGAGCTTTCCTGCAGCGGTGCGGGCTGCGGCTGAGCCACCGGCTTTGCTTCCAGCTGCGGGCTGGGCAGGATGTCGGCTTCCGGCTGGGAACGCGGCTGCGGTTCCGGTTTCGGTGCCTGTGCAGACATAGCGCCGGGGATGCAGGCGGCAATGCTGGCATAGTCAAAGGGTACTTCCTCCGGCAGGTCAAAGCGGTTTTTGGCATCCCAGCAGGGGTGATGCGCGGTGTACAGTACACGCCTGCCGCCGCTGGCCTTGCTCTTGGCGTTCTTGCCGTCGCCCACCTTTTCCACAACGGTCTTGTAGTTGGCGAACAGCAGCATATCGCACCACTCGCGCAGCAGCGGGGCCACCTGTTTGGAAGTTTTCATGCTCCAGCGGTCGTAGTTGCCCACGGCATCCGGCTGCTCAAATTTGGTAATAGCGGCATGGGCCAGCACCACCACGTTGTGCCCGGCCTGCAGCACCTCTTCCAGCGCGTCCAGCAGCTTGCCGAACTCTTCCTTAACATAGGTGTAGCCCTTGCCGTAGCCGAAATCTTCGATGCCGTTCACCTTGGCTTTGGCACACACGGCCTGAATGCACAGGCGTTCAGCCCAGTCGGCGGTGTCGATGACCAGCGTGCCGCAGGGGATGCTGCCCTTGCGCACCTCGGCCACCTCATCCAGCAGCATGGCCCAGCTGGTGGGCTGGGGCAGGCGCTTGACGTTCAGCCGCTTGGTGCCGCCCTCGGTGTCGATGAAAACAGGATCCGGGAAATGGGATGCAAAGGTGGATTTGCCGATGCCCTCCGGGCCGTACAGCACGGTCTTGACCGGGGAATCCTGCACCCCGGCAGTGACTGCATACTTACTCATTTAGAACGCTCCTTTCGTCCAGCTTTTCTGCTGGGGCTTTTCGGTGACGGGCGGCAGGGTGGGGTCGGCATCCTTCACCATGCCGTCCTCAATGATGATCTGGCATTCACTGCCGGTGGAAACGCGGGTGGCGATGGCCTGCAGGCCTTCGGCTTCCAGCCAGACAGAGAACTCCTGCAGGGTGGTCATGTCCATTTGTTCCAACTTGTCCAGCAGCACGAAGCCGCAGTCCGGGTTCAGGCGGCGGACGATGGCGGCGGCCACCCGCAGCTGGTCGCTGCCGGACATGTCCCGCCAGTGCTTGCCTTTATAGGTAAGGGCACCGTCCTCCACGCTCAGCTCCGGCAGGGGCAGGTCGGCACCGTTCAGCAGGGCCATGCGGTCGGCCCGCTTCTGAGTGATCTGCTCGGTGAGCTTGTCGTAATCGCTGGCGTACTGGGCGGCTTCGTCCTCGGCGCGGGCCTTTTCGAGGTTGGCACGCACCTTGCGGTTGGTCTCCTCGACCTCCCGGATGGACGCTTCCAGCGAGGCGGTGGATTCGTCCTGAAGATCTGCGGCAGAGGTCTGGGCGATTTTTACGTCGGCCTGCATCGTGGTCAGCCGCTGCTTTTCCGTGCTCAACTGAAATTCAATGTCTGCAACCACTTTTTTCTGCCGTTCAAGCAGATCTGTGAGCTGAGCTAATTGATTGCGCTTGCGCTGGTTCTCGCCGTTGCGGGCAAGGATGTCCTGCTGCTGGCGGATGAGGTCGGAGGCGCTGACCGGCTCCTCCGGTGCATCCGGGTAGGAGATCAGCTCTTCGGCAAAGTGCTTTTTCTGCGCGGCCAGCTGGCCGGTGAAGGTGCGCTTGTCGTACAGGGCTTTGATCTCCATGTCACGGGTGTGCAGCTCGGTGCCGATGCCGATGATCCGGAGCAGGGTGTCCGCCTTTTCCTTGTCGGTGGCTTCCATGAAGCGGGGCAAGTCCAGTGCCAGCGGCTCCACAAAGGCGTTGAGCAACTGCTGCCCGCTGCGCCGCCCGGTGGGGTCAGTGACGGTCAGACTGGCATTTTTGCCCTTGCGTTCCACTACCACACCGTTGGAAAGCTTGACCTTCAGATGAGCCGGAGCCACGGCCCCGTCCCGCTGGGCAGCGTCCGGGCGGAAACGGTCGCCGCCGAGGGCCCATGCCAGAGCATCCAGAACACTGGTTTTGCCCTGATTGTTGTTGCCGCCCACGATGGTCAGGCCAGTGGGCGACGGCGTGAGTGCAACGGCCTTGATGCGTTTGACGTTTTCGGCTTCCAGAGCCGTGATCTTTACAGACATGCGGATACCTCCCCTTGAGCGGATGCGAGTGTGTGAACGAACTGGTTGATCGCGGTCTCCCGCTGGTCGTCCGGCAGTTTGCGGAACTGCATTTTAGCGGACTGAACGATGCTGGTAATGGAGCGCCCGGCCAGAATGATGCTGTCGTAGGCATCGCGGGCATCCTGTTCGCTGCCGGAAGAGGCCTGTTCCAGCCGCGCCTGCAGGTCGGCGGTCATCTCGGCGGCTAAGTCCTCGGCGATGTCATGGGCCCGCTGGTTTGCCCGGCGTTCCACTTCCTCCTCGTCCACCACGGCGGCGATGGGCTGCTTTTTCAGGGCCGCATTTTCTTCCTGCAGCTTGTCCGCCCGGAGCTTGGCCGCTTCGGCCACCTGCCGGGAGCCGGAAAGCTGGCCCTCGGCGTTCTTGGCGCGGGCTTCGGCCTTGCTCTGCATCTTCCATGCTTCCTCTTCCCGGGCTTCGGCAGCATCGGCGCGCTCTTTCAGCTGGGCGTTCTGCTCTTTCAGGCCGCTGATGTCGGCAAGAGCGGATTCATAGCGGCTTTCTGCTTCTTCCCGCTTTTCCGCGTCCTTGTGGGTCTGGGCTTCGGCGCTTTTCACCAGCTCCTTGAAATAGGCATTTTCCTTGCGGGCGTTCTGAGCGGACTTTTCGGCGGTGTCGGCACGGTCTTTTTCGGCTTTGACTTGGGCCAGCAGCTCCTGCACCCGCTGGCTGTCTCCGGCGGCTGCGGTGAGCTGTTCAGCACAGCCGGAGCGGGCGATCAGGTTCAGGTCCTTGCGGGAGATGGACGGCAGTAATTTTAAATCCGCAACTGTTGCGGATTTAAAAGCATCTCCGTTTTGGGTCATTGTCCGGGCGCTGCCCTCGCTCATGCCCTTGCTCTCATACCACTTTGTCCATGTACCGCCGCCATAGCGGCCAGCCTTGGCCGTCAGGGCGTGCATTTTGGCAACGTAGATGCAGGAAATGAGGTATTCATCCTGTGCGGTGCCGTAGTGCAGGTCGAACTGCTGGTCAGTCTCCACAGCCTGTTCGGACAGGTCGCCCAGAGCGGAGAAATCGAACGCGGCAGGCTTGGCCTCCTGCGCTTGCTCTGGCGTGTCCTTTACATAAGCACAGCGATGTTCGCAGGTGTCTTTGTCCATGCAGAAACGGCAGCAGCCTGCACAGCCCTGAATTACGCCGTGCTTGATAAAGTGCTTAAGTCCTGCTTCGTTCTCGCACTTGTGCGATGCAGAAAGCTCGCAATAGGTGTTCATACCCGCACCTCCGTGTCCTTGAGGCGGTCCAGCATCTCGGCCTGCACATCCTTGCTCATGGGCTGGATGTTGTTGCCCTTCCAGCCATAGCAGAGGATGGGCCCGTAGATATGCTGGCCGCGATAGATACGGTTCAGGTCTCTGCCCATGATGCCGTACACCAGCACTGCCGGGGTGCGTGGCAGGACTTTCTGCTCACAGGGGCACCGCAGCAGTGCTTCGATGCCCTGCAGCGTGTCCGGCAGGGTGGTGACTACCGGTTCTTTGCCCGGTTCGATCAAAATTCCTTTCATTGTAAAACCTCCGATTTTGTGATATCATCGGGATGATGGGGCTTTCAAATTCCATCACCCTTTGGGCTCGTCGGTGTTGGCGCACCGGCGGGCTTTTTTCGTATAGTGCGTACCGGCGGCAGGCTGTCCACCTCGCTGCGGTCGATACGTTCCCGCGCAAATGTGTACTTGTAAGTTCGATGGCTGCCGCTGAGCCCATGGCTGACGGCAGACGCAAAGCTGTTCGCGCTCTTGTAGCCCAGCCGCCGGGCACACATCTCGGACGTGCCGGATGCCAGCAGATCGCCGGTCTTTGCGTCCCAGACGGTGTACCACATGACGCGGGCAGGTTTTTCATTATGCGCCCTGTAATCCCTGCAATATTGGTTGTGGCGCTCTCTGCGGCAGGAAGCGCAAAAGCGCAGGTTGCCAGCAACATTTTCCATCACCTTGCCGCAGTCCAAACAAATGCGGGTAAAGTGCTTTCCTTTATTCATGGGTGGTGTCAGCCCGCCTTCCTTCCGCTCTTCACGGTGTTGCGGGGCTGCTGGTGAACCTTGCGGCGCTCCTGCTGTTCCCGGTCATGGGCGGCAAAGCCCAGCCGGGCAAAGAATACCGCCAGCAGGATCAGCACCATGGCCGTGATGAACGCACCGTCCGAGACGGTGCCGCCGGTCTGGAAGCTGCCCTCAAGCCCCATGCCGTACAGCAGGCCCACGGCCCCGCTGGCCACGGCCAGCCAATACCACACGCCGGATTTGATTCTCATAAGGATATGCCCTCCAAATCAGCTAAAATATAGAGAAGGTTCTGCACATGATCGATTGCATCATTGGCCGCCTGAGCAGTTTTCTTTACGGCAGCCATCTGGTCGGGCGTCCCGCCATACTGAAGCGCAGAGTTTACAGCACTGGCATCATCAAGCGCTGAATGCGCCAAAATAGCGGCAGACCGCAGACAGTATTCACTTTCAAGCTTCATGCTCCTACCTCCTGAAGATAATCGTCTACAGGTGCACACACAGCACCATAAAAGGCGGCAACGGGGTGCCAGGCACCGTCATGAAAAATCTGGATGTTCGTGGGCTTGAATGCTGCAACCTCCGCGCCGGTCAGGTACTGGCCGGAATCGCGGCAGTTTTCCCACCGGAACCATGCGCAGGTCAGCAGCGGGGCCACGTACGCGCATCCGCTGGGCGCGTCGGCCCGCTCGGATGCAAGGGTGTAAGGTTTGCTCATGCGGATTCTCCTTTCTCAACAGTAGGGAAGAACAGCTCCCCGATTTCATCCTGCGGGATATCAAGCGTCTTGCAAATTTCTGCGATCTCAGTGCTTGTCCAAGGCTGCTTCCCGTTCATCCGCTTGCTCATTGTGTCAGTTCCGATGCCGATTGCATTTGCAATCTCCTGATCCCGGAACCCGCAGCTGTGGAACCGTCCCCGCAGCTTCCAGTACGGAATCTGCCGGAAGGTGCCGCGAATGGTTGATGTGTTCAACATTTTATTCCTCCTTCTTTTCGGCGGGCAGCCCATCCAGCAGGCTGTCCATCAGGGCAGCGTAGAACGGATAGCCTTTGGCAACGATGGTCAGGCTGTCAATGGCGTTGGTAAGGAAGCTCTGGGAGCCGCGCACCACGTTCTCCATGGTGCGCACCGTGTCGCAATTCTGGCCGTAAATGGCCTTGAACTCGCCGCACAGGGCCTTGACCTGCATATACTTGGCCTTGCTGTCCTCGCGGTTCTTGCGGCACTCGTCCAGAAAAGCGGTGTTCTCGTCCAGCTTCTTCCGGGCTTCGATCACCCGGTCGATGGCGCTCTGGATGTTGGCATCCTGCACGGCCCGCTGCTCTTTGTGCTGTGCGGCCAGCTGCTTTTCCATCTGGTTGAAGGCTTCGATGTACTTCAGCTTCCACTGTACGGCTTCCTTGCCGGTAAAGCCCATGGCCAGCAGGGAAAAGCCGTCCCGGTTCATCAGGTACATGGGGTACTTCTGGTGGTTCTGAGGGTGGGTGTACTCGGATTTGAAGTACATCTGGGTCACAGCTGAATTTTCAGCGCTCTGGGGCACAGCGCAATTTTGCGCTGTGATATCTTTGGGGGTCTGCGCAATTTTGCGCACCCCCTCCAGAATGTCCTCGATTGCGCGAAGGACATCTCGGTGGTTCTTCCCGAAGCGCTTAGCGACTTCCCGGCTGGATGCCACCGGTTCGCCGTTCTGGGTGGATAAGATGATGTCGTTCATGTGGATTTGACCTCCTTATTTTCGATGAATTTCAATATAACGTTCGATTCTTTCGCACACACGGCAGACTGCTGTATAAAATTTGACTTTCTGTTCGGTGACGAGTATCTTAATAATCAGAATGAGTTTGTCCATAGAACCTCCAAAAGAAAGGAATGGTAAGATGAGTGATGAGAAGAATAACGGCAACGTCTTCAATATCAATGCCGTACCAAGTTGTATTGACGAACCTGTAAAAGCTGTTCTGAACCCCGGTGCTAATCAGATTGGAACTCTTTTTGGCGACCTCCTTTCGATGGCTACAAGCAAAATCCACTTTACAGCAGAAAAGATGCGACTACAGCAAGCACATGACTTGGATGTTTTTAAAAAATCACTAGGTGACAAATTGAATGCTAAACCGGAAGAATGCTTGGTTGAGCCTCGTATGCAGGTGGTTGGCCCTGCTATCGAAAATGTCAAGTACTGCATGGATGAGCCGCAAATCAGCGAAATGTTTCAAAATCTTCTTGCGAATGCAGCAGACGAACGCTATCAAAGTAAGGTTCATCCGTCTTTTCCGGCAATGATTGCACAAATGTCACCTCTGGATGCGGAAAACCTCGGATTGTTTCGACAGGTGGATCAGTACCCAATAGTCGAGTTTCGTTACATTTTGTTTGATGATACATTTAGAACAGCTCAATCAAATGTTTTCGCTGCAAATCCTAAAATGACGACATATGCTGAGAGTCTTCTTCAATCTGCTTCTTTGAGCTCTTTAGCGCGACAAGGATTGATTGATATCTCGTACACTACATATATTCCAGAAGAAAGTCTGTATCGTGTTTTTGACGAATTTGAGCTCATCCAAGAGATGAAAAAGCGAATTCATCCAGAACCCGAAGGTGGATATCGCCATCCTGAAGATGATAAAAAAATAGTCCGTGTTTCGGCTGAAAAGGGAAGAGTAGGGCTTACTCCTCTTGGAGAGTCTTTTCTGCGAGTTTGCTTCTACCATTAAATGGCGGTCTCTCCTTCATCGCCCAGCGTTCCTCTTCCGCAGGTTCGCTGGGCTTTTTGTTGTTGTCCATGTGGTTCACATCCTTGTGCGCACCTCGCTCCTGCGGTAAAATAAAGAAATCAGGAGGGAAGTGCAAAAATGGAAAATGTCGTAAAAGTTGTAAATGAAATCATAAACTGGCTGTGGAATCGTGAAAATATTACACTTTTGATTGCAATTGCAGGTTTCGGAATGTCTCTGTACAACTTTTTTCGGGCGCTGTGGGATAAACGATGCTCGTTCCGGGTTGACTATGTAAGCCATTACTGCTGTTTATCCAAAAGCGGAAAATATGCGGAACCTATGTTTCGCTTTAATTTTGTAAATCTGTCCTCTGCTCCGCTGACCGTCGTGCGGATGTTCTTGCTGGTTGATGGTGAAAAATATGAATTTCTCTTTCCAGAGCAGCAAGTCTATCAGATGACACGCCGTCAAAAAGGTGAAACGGTCCAGATCGGAGAAGTTAAGTCTCAAAAATTGCCTTTTCGATTAGAAGGAAAGGGCGCTCTTGGCGGCTATTTTGCTGCATATCTCCCAACCGATATGGAAAAGACCTTTCAATCAGCAGGAAAATGGCAGCTTGTCGTTCAAACCCCACAAAAGGAAATAGTGTTTTCAATTGTGGCGGATAAGCCAGGTTACGATATTGAGCAGTATGGATACTGATGCTAAAGCCAACGTGATTTTAGACACTGATGCATCCGCCCCTTTCAGCTTTTTTCTGTTACCACAGCAACATTGCCAGCCCAATCCGTTGTTTCAACAACAGCTTTACCCTGCCGCTCCTGTACCGCCAGTACAAGAGCGGCAATTTCTTTGGGCTCGCCAGTGATTTCAATTTTCATCTTCTTCACCTCCTAAACAAAGCTTGAGCCGTGTAATTAAATTCCACTTTTCTTGCAAAAAAATATGGAATCACGCTGCTGCATGTCCATGCCGAGAGTATTGGCCAGAGTGTCAATTTCACTGGCCTTAAACTCGGTCTCGTTATCAATTTTCATCTGCAAAGCATACGGTGTCAGGCCCATAATTTCGGCAATAGCCTTATATTTAAGCCCGGAATCTGCAATGATGGAACGCAGCGCATTGGTGTCGGTCAT